GTTCCATTGGCTTATCTAGTGCTTTTGCAATTCTGTATGCTACAGGTAACGAAGGTAAAGCGTAACCTCGTTCGATGTTGCATAATAATGGTCTTGAAACCTTTGCCTTCTTAGCTAACTTTTCTTGAGTCAATCCTTTTTCAATTCTTGAATTTATAAGGTTTGGCAAAGGTTTTAGTTCTTTTTCAGTCACGATTGTTCACCACTCTTTCTGTTCAATTACTGAACTTCTTGGATTTATTATACGTTCAATAATTGAACATGTCAACACTTTTAGATCAATTACTGAACGTTTATTTTATGAACAATTTAAACTACAATATAAGGAGGAATAAAAGGATGGTGTCAAATATGGGAAATGAGTTCAAACATAGACTTAAAGAACTCAGAAAACAAAAGAATTTGTCACAGGATCAATTATCTGGAGCATTGGATATTCCATCTTCATCATTAAGGAGGTATGAAACAAGGGGAGAATTGCCTAAGAGAGAACGTTTAGAACTAATTGCAGATTACTTCTCTGTCTCGATTGACTACTTATTAGGAAGAACAGATAACCCAGAACAAGTTTTATCAGAACCATCCCGGGTTTTAATTGATTCTTTGGATCTTACAGATGAAGAAATTATGAGAAAAATGGATTTCATTGTAGATGGAATAAAGTTAGAAGACGACGATGTAAGAAGATTCATAGCATTGGTTAGGGCAGAACGTTCTATGAAGAAACAAGTGTCTGCCGTTCAGGGTGTAAAAGAAGATAAGCTTTAACATACTCTGGTTTAACATCAACAGGGTTCATCATTGCTATACAGTTTACTATGTAATCCGGTCGGACTCCCACCTCTTCTAATGTAGTTCGCGTAATGTCCATCGTGATTTTATCCATAGAAACAACCCCTTAGTGTTAGGTTCAGCAATGTTTTATAAATATACCACATTACTGGCAGTCTCGGGAACTTACGTTCGCATTTTTGATAAAAAAATATATTGTGAGGCTCGATCATGGGTTACAAACCTGGTCGTTGCCTACTCGGTAGAAGACTCAGAGAAATCGGTAAAAATCAACAATGGTTAAGTGAAGTTACTGGGATCAGCAAGACCCAAATATCCAATTACGCTACAAATACTCGATATATGTCATTGTCGTCAGCAAAGACAATATCTGTAGCCATTAGTTGCCACATTGACGATTTATATGAGTTTATTCGCGAGTAGGCTTGAGCGGCATCAGCTGCTCCGACCCGGATGAAAGTATATCAACGCGTATACTTAATATCGTTGACATTCAATCTGTAAGAAAATATTACCATGAATATATTGTAAATTCCTAGCGGTAAAAAATTGAATATTATTGCTCAAAATTGATTATATACATAAATTATACAATGTTTTACACCGATGTATTATATATGACAGCAAATACCGCAGCCGATGTGGATATATTAGGGGAAATAATTAATGAATCAAGAGCCAGGAGCAATACAAGGATACTATATCGGAGCATTCTTTAAATTTTTGTGGTATTTACTACTTGCTACAATAATGCAATCAATGATTGTATTTATTTTTGGAACATCTTTTTTCACAATAATAATACTAAGTATCTTATTTTCGTTTTTCATTAATACTTCACTGTACATAAAAGATTCATATCCATTCTTAAGGCACATAATAATTTATGGATGCGTTTATTATGTTCAAGCTTATTGGATGGATTCTTTAATCGGAAAATTGTATCATTTTTATATGCCTGATAATCTTTGGACATGGATGATTTCTATTAGCTTTATCATTGGCATATTCGTTTCATTTGGAAGATATAGCAATGGTAAATTCAGCAAAAATATTGAAACAATCGGAAATGTTGTTTTGTTGATATTTATTCTTGCTTCTTTTTATTTTTTCGGGTGGAAAGGTGCACTAGTATTTATTATTTTTAGAACAATATTGATTTCTCTTGAAGTATGGGCATCGAATTTGCTAGCGTATATCATATTCCATAAAAATAAAGATAATGATTACATAGACGTGTAATAATAACAAAAAGACCATACTCAATCAGGTATGGTCTTTTTGTTACCCCTACCCTACAATACATACATATAGATATTAAGGAGTGAACAGCATGGTTGTTAAAGCAGATGGTTCGCCACTTGGTGGAATAAGAGTCGCCCTATATACTCGTGTATCTACAGAGCGTCAAAGCCAAGAGGGGTACTCACTGGAAGCACAACATGATCAATTAATATCCTACGCTAACGATAATAAGATGCAGATATTCAAGATTTACAGCGATCCAGGCATATCAGCAAAGAATCTGAAGCGACCAGGGATACAAGAACTGATTCGCGATTTGGAGTCAGGAATGTTCGAGGCTGTGATTGTCCATAAGCTTGATCGGCTGACACGGAATATATCTGACCTATACGGGCTTGTAGAACTTGTTAATAAGAAAAACGTTAAATTGATCAGCCTATCTGAGCAAATAGACACATCTAACCCTATGGGGCGTATGTTTGTGTATCTACTTGGGATATTCGCGCAAATGTTCCGAGAGAACTTGGGCGAAGAAGTCACGAAGGGTATGCGGAAACGTGCGGAAAAAGGGCTACATAATATTACTGTTGATTTATATGGATATGTACGCCAAGAGAATGGAGATCTGCTGATAAAAGAAGAGGAAGCCAAGTGGGTGCGCTTGATGTTCGAAAGATACGCAGCTGGTGACGGATCCCCTACAATAGCAAAATATCTCAACCAGCAGGGAGTCAGACGTAACAAAGGATCACGGTGGGACCACAGCAAGGTTATGCTCGCCCTCGGAAATAAGCATTATTGTGGTCAAGTGCATAATAAATTTAAAAGAGACGAAGAAGCTATTATCAGACAAGGGACTCATGAACCTATTGTATCTGAAGAATTATTTAATCGAGTACAGGTTATTGCAGAGCGAAAAAGAGAAGGTCGAATCTCTAAAAATTCATATGGCTATGTATTTGGAGGGATTCTAAAATGCGCAAAATGCGGATTGTCTTACACGGGAATCACTGACCGGAGAACACCAAGCCATGCACGACATTATGTTTGTGGTGGTAAAACAAGGGCTGGAATATGCGATCAAGGTGGGATATCCGAAAAGAAATTGGTGGAACTCATATTTAAGACGACCTTTGCCAAAGGTGAGGAATACACAAGAAAACATGTACCCATTAAAAAAAATAATGAAGAAGAAGAAATAAGAAAAGAAATCCGGTCCAGTGAAGAACGTAGAGAACGTTGGCAAATGGCCTATGGTGACGGAAATATGCCTTATGAGGATTTCAGCAAACGCATGCAAGAAGAAATGCTCAGGATTACAGAGATAGAAAAAAAGTTATCCACAGTTCCTAAACAGATTGTTAGTCATTTATCCCCACAAGAAGCTATTAAGATGATCAATGAGATGAAAGATAACTGGGAGTTTTTTGAGCAGCGCACAAAGAAGGATATTATGCAGTCGATTTTTCAGAGGGTTGTGATTCGAAAAGAAGGTAGTATGTGGAAGATTGAGGAAATAGTATGGGCGTAAAACCTTAGTTATGTATAGACCGGGACACCCGTCCATACATAACTATTACTTTTATTATGGAATTACCTTACCCAAGTCGGTACAGCATCAGCAAATATCCATTCACCATTTCCGAATATGTAACAATAAGATGTTCCGTCGTGGACCACATAAACTACATCAGATTCTTTAGGGTTTTTGGGGAATGGAGTTATCGGGGATTTTGTTGCGATACTCATCCATTTATGTAGCTCTTCAAAGTTTGTTGCGCGTTCAAGAATTTTCTCAGGCGTGCAGTCTTCCCAACCGCCACGTTTTAGTACATATGAAGACACGTATTCAGCCATCTCTATTGTAAGAACATTTGGGGATATAGGCATACGATCACTCCTTACCACCATTATAAACAAAAAAAAGCCCCTACGCTTGGCAGAGGCTTTTAGCATTTTCGAACAAATTAGCTAGCTTTTGATTGGGGCTTATAATCCAGTACTGCCTTTTCTATAGCTGCCTTTATTTCTTCAGGGCTTACTTTGATTCCCGCATTTCCAAAAAGCCGAGAAGCATAGTTATAAGCTTCACTCATTTTGGTAGCTCCACCATTATCCTTGAATTCTTTTTCAGCAAAAGCGTAAGCTTCAGATGCAATTTTATGGATTAGTTCACGCTCTGCTAAAGATGTTTTACTTTCGATCCATAACTTTACTCTCTTTTGGAGCAAGGCCAGCAGAGACAGTACCACAGTTGCCAGTATGCCGACTACAGCGACTGCCACCGTTGCTACTTGAGGTTGTACCTGATCCCATACTTCATTCATGAAAATTCCTCCTTAGGAAAGATTAAAACTCGTTTTGTATTAATAGCGTCAGGCTCAAGAAATACACTTTTGACAAGCCCAAAATATTGTAGATCCACTGACTTGATGTAACTGGTGTTTTTGTAAATCTTCGTTTCTAAGGTGTTTCCATTAATTACAATCGCTTTATTGTCAAAGAGCCAAGTTTTGATGCCAAGAGCAGCTAATACGTTACGAGCAGGCACCCAACTCCGACCATCAATGATCAAGCCAG